GCGGGCAAGGCAGCAAAAGGCCGCACTCGTTGTTGCGCGCCTTGCCCAGGCATGAGCATGGGCTGCGACGCGCGCCTAGATTGCGGCCTTTTGCTGCCTTGCGGGCACCATGAAAATAGCGTGGTTTTCAGGCGGTCAAATTTGCGGACAAAACAGGCCCAAACCGCCAGAATTTGACCCTACGAAGCGGTCAACTTGTCGCTGAAAAGCAACTGGTGAGCGACACCAAAATGACGCATACGCCGGCCCATAGCTTCGCTGCGTAGCTGTGAAGCACGGCTCGCACTGATACCGTAAGCATCGGCAACATCGCGCGCGGGCAGACCGGCATCGAGCAACTGGATCAATTCATTTTGTTCAATGCCATCCAAGATAGGAGGTCGACCGAGCCGACGCCCTGCCTTGAGCGCTTCGACCATGCCGGCAATCGCACGCTCACGAATCAGCGAACGCTCGAACTCAGCGACCGCGCCAAGGACCTGAATCATCATGCGTCCGGCAGCCGTATCCATAGATATAGGCTCGGTAAGGCTTCGCAGCGACGCGCCGACCGTAGTGATGCGCTCGATGATTTGGAGCAGATGCTGGAGACTGCGAGCGAGCCGATCCAGCTTGTAGACAACGAGCTCATCACCAGAGCGGAGATCCTCCAGGAGCTTGTCCAGGACAGGCCGATATTTGACCGCCGAGCGCTTTTCCTGCTCGATGCGATCACACCTTGCAGCTCGTAACGCCGACAACTGGAGGGCAGTATCTTGATCGACCGTGGAGACGCGGGCGTAACCTATCCGCATCCCATCACTCTACTACTGCGGTGAAGCTCCAGGACGGCCAGTATCGTTCGACCAACGGCCTTGGCCACTGTCAAACGTAATCGGCCTATCTTGCGCACCAGGGCCGTTCAGCGGCGCATCACACAACAGCGGACGCCGCTTGTCTTTGTATTTCAAAACTCCGAAGCAATAGCCGAAGATCTCGAACGTGTAGCCCGCACGCTCAAGTTCATCGGATGTTGCAGTGAATAGCAGCGAATTGCCATCACTGATCGACAACACGAGGATCGACGCAGATGATGACGACAGCATACCGGCGATGCTGACCTTATGGCCAGTGAAGATCCCGAAGTCATCGGCCAGGTCCTTGTCCTTGCCCAGGTCCTTGTCCACCGACTTCACCAGTTGACCAGGTCCAGATGCGGGCGCGACTGGAGAGGTCGGAGGAGACGCCGCGACCTTGTGGATCTTCGGGACAACCTTCTTCTGCCCGAACGCATTCTGACCAGGTCGAGGCCAGAAGGCCCAGACCAACATAATCAAAGCAAAGGCCAGGACAACCCATTTAATTCGGTTAAATTTAACAATAAAAGGTGAAACATCTTGCGCGTCAGCTTCGGCCAGACTGAGACCTTGCGTATGACTATTATATAAACCGAAGAACTGCGACTGATATTTACGCTGGTCAGTCTGAATCACGGCACCGCGATAGCCCGCGTGTACCTTTCTTATATAATAATCCTTCTTGCCAAGAATGTCAGCTTTGCGACATTTAATAAGCGTTGCGACAAGCCGAGCGATAGGCTGGTTTATATCCCGAAACGATTGCGTAATTAAAAGGACGTCAACGTTAAAATGCCGGTGCAGCTTAAACCACTCAACGACTGCCGAATCGGTTTCATCCTTCGGCAGCGAAACGTGGCATTCGTCAATAATAAATAATGGCCCACGGCCATCATCCGACCGCCAGTTATTATAATAGTCCCAGACAGATCCGAATGTAAAAACTGATTCGGGTTGTTTGTCAACATGCCCATCCTCGAATAGCTGAAACGCTGGAGATTCGGCGATATTCGAAGCGTCCCACTCCCCGAGTATCGGCGAAGGTTGCTCTTTAATTTGAATCAGATCACGATAAGCCGGATCGATAGAAGCGAAAGCCTCTATGTTAAGAGGCAGGTTAGTAATAACCTTACGACCCGCCTTGAGGGCTGGCAGGACATGAAATGCTACGGCTTCATAAGACTTACCCGAGCCGGGTATGCCCTCAATACCATTTATCACGATCCAAGCCGAGTAAACGGTACAAGCTGGAGATATAACCTGATAAGCGAAGCAGAAACGATAATAGCAGCCGCTGGGCCAAAGCCCAAAAGGCCCATGATATTGATTATATCTGCGGGTAAACTACCCCAAGCGCCAGAATAGCCCGTTAAACCAGATACGTCGATAGATCCAAGAAGATTAACCGCAATATGCAAGAATTGTTCTAATACCCAACAAATCGCATCTTTAAGTAAATCAAAAAGCGCAGAAAAAACGGCAACGAAAAGGTCAGAGAACCACTGTACAACGTCAACGATGCGCTGTTTAAGCCAATCGAACATTTAAGCGCCTCCGAAAACCAGTTTATAAGCCAAGAGCAAGGCTAAAACTAAAACTATAACACGGAGCACCTTCAACGCAATATGCCAGAATTGTTTTAAGGTCCAGAAAATTGAATCCTTTAATAAATTCCAAAGTAAAGTAAAAACGGCAACGAAAAGGTCAGAGAACCACTGTACAACATCAACGATACGATGTTTAAGCCAATCGAACATTTAAGCGCCTCCGAAAACCAGTTTATAAGCCAGAAGCAAGGCAGAAACTAAAACGATAGCCCGCAGGACAGGCCAAATCGACGGGTCAACACATAAATCGTGAGAACCGAAGTTAAGCAGACCGCCGAAATCCAGATCTAAATTCCAGCAAGGCAATTGCCCACCGTCTATATTTGTCGGCAGAAAACCCTTGACGAGAGTAAAAACAGGAGTTGAATATAGCGAGTTTATTTGCTCAGACCAGACGCCCTGAATACCATCTGGATATTTTGGGTCGTAGAGTTTCGGGATGCCGGGTAAGCCGGGGCCAGGGGACGCATCGGGACACGTATTTGTCTTTGTGCAGTCATCCCCGGTGCCGGGCGTACCGCCATCGCCGGAGCCGTTCCCGGTGCCATTGCCGGTGCCCGACCCATCGCCGGAGCCGTTGCCGTTGCCGGTGCCATTGCCGGGCGTGCCACCGTTACCGGAGCCAGTGCCCGTACCATCCCCGGTGCCGGGCGTCCCGCCATTCCCCGCGCCCGTACCGCCGCCGCCGCCGCCGCCGCCCGTGCCGCCGCCCTCAGTTCCGGTTCCGGTCGGCTCCGAAGCCGGCGATTCTGGTGGGGTGCCGCTATTCCCCCCAGCGCCCGGATCTGTTGACCCGGTGCCAGTTCCCGAGCCGCTACCAGTGTCGGCACCAGTATCGCCGCCGTCGCCAGCGCCAGGGTCAGACGGGATCGGATCGTTACCATTACAAGAGTCTCCGTTAGACGTAAACTGAAAATCATAACTATAAAGGACAGAAGAACCAGGAGGCGAATCGTCCCAATAAACGTAGGGATCAGTTAAATCAAGATCGCCGGTATCTGAAAAATCATAAGAACAACCCGAAGAGCACTGATGAATTATAGGTGATATAGGCTTCTTGTCAATTAAACCATCGCCAGTAGAATTAACAGTAGCCCAGCCCGTAGGCAATCTAATAATTTGCGTCTGCCCAGATTCACACTTCTGGGGATCGGGATCAGGAGCGACACACTGACCGTCTTTTTCAATTAAACCATCATCACAAGTACAGCCACCAGTGTCCATGTGAGAATGATCGGGGCAATAAGGATGTTCGTAAGTTGAACAAAGCGTTATAACATCCGACGTATAAGAATAAGTAGCATTAGCTTTACAATTAGAATTCTTGACGTCACAAACTACAGTGTAAGGTTGAGCGGTTGTAGTAGGGTGTCTAGACAAATAAACAGCCCAAGCATGCGTGACACAAGAGCCAACATCTGGAAAATAAGCGACGCTATAAATATCACCAGTATAAGACGTAGACCATGCGTCATCCGCATTAAAAAGAAAATCCAGCGCAAAAGCGGAAGAGCCGAACAATAAAGAACAAGCCGCCAATACTGTTATTATGATGGACTTGATCATTTTACGAACAGGAAAAACAAAAAGGCGCCCATCGCCCCGATTAAAACGAAAATCGCAAAAACAAGAGCAATGAGCGCGGTCGAGAGCATGTTACAGCTTCGCAATCAGACGCTTAACGATGGTCGGGCCTTTGATTACCAGCGCAATCCCAACGATAGTCACAGCCAAAGCCATCACTTTAGCCGAAATGCCCGACAAATCAACGCTATCGAATAGCGATGAAATGTCAGTGCCAGTGGTTTGAGCACTGGCCACGCCAAAGACCCCCAGCATCAGAAACAACCCGAATACTGCCTTTTTATAAAGACTTTTCATATTTCCCTCCTTCTCACAGTGCAAAATCGCACCCGTAAGATTATACTCTTACGGCTGAAATTTCACAAGTTTCTAATCATTTTAATTATCGCCCCGGCAGTAAATCCGAGAATGGCAAACGTGAATATTATACCAAATCCCAGACCCACAGCAGAGGCGACAGAATTACCCGTAAGACCCAGCGCCGCGTAATCGACTAAAGACGGTTCCGCCGCAATCATTTGATTTTCCGGCGGACACGGCTGGGCATCGACAGCGCAATAAACGAAATAGGTCATTACAGGTAACTATCTCAGTTAAGAATAAACCAGCCGAACCTAGAGCGGGCAAAAACTAATTGACCAGAACGGGAAAAATCAAGTGCATCATCCTTCGATGAAGATCCGTAAAGTAATTCAGATGTATAATCATCATTAACTTGACGGACTTGATATATACCCTTACCTTCCAGGTAATCAGTTTCGCAAACCGAAGCGATCCGGTCGTCAGCCTTGTAAGCCATAGCTAACGTTTAAGCGGCCTTGCGTGGCTGGTCGATGGGCGAGATCGCGGAGATCTGCTGTTTCCGCCGACCGTATTCCATGACGTCCTGCATCGTCACTTCGCAGATGATGGGCAAGGCACAACCGACAAGCTTGCTCACGATGTGGCCAGGGCAGTCATAGGACGTGCCGACGACACCCGCGGCCTTGTCGGATGGGACAAGGGGAATCAAGGTATGCACCCTTGACATGTCATACGCACGCCCGGACTTCTTGGAGTCGCCGACGATCACTTCATATCCACAAATTTGCATCTTCATATGCGTATCCTTTCGCTGGAGAAGGGCTTTTTGAGGAACCCACCAACAGCCGCCTTCTCCAGCCGCGCTGGAACGCCGTTGATGGACAATGAATCAAGCACCTGATCGCCAGTCATGCAAAGACGCATAACATGGATACACTTGCCGTAGGCCGTGCGGGCGTGCTCTATGAGGGCTTCCAGGCAGATCTCGCCCTCTTTTTGGTGGGTCGGGAGCTTCTCCCCGACTACATCAATCAGCCGTTGCAAGCAGCGATACGCGCCGACAAAGTAACGGTCAGGGTCGATCAACATGTCGAGCGTCAGATCCCTATCAATGTTCCGAAACTCGACTTCAAAACGAGTCCAAGAACTGTCGGCATCGCCCAACTGACGACCCTTTTCATACGCGCGCAACATCTTCCCGTTGACCCGCCTACCCACTTCAAAGGTGCGGCCCTTGCGAGGAGCAAGCCAGTCGCCAAGAAGAAAGTGGTCAGGTGTTCGACCGCCAGAAGTGAAATCGCCGTCGCGATACCAATCAACACAGTCTTCAACCGTAAACTGCCCATCTAAGAGATCGCAAGCAACATCAACACGGGTCAACCGATACGCAAACTGGAGCGAGATGAAGTCAACCACGGCAGACCAGTCAAGCACACGGCCGCAACCAGTACCGGACAAGTCAAAGCGCCCCCGACCCTTGTAATGATTGCCGCCGAAGTCAAGCCGTGCAACGGGTATCTTCTGGCCCTCGACCAGGCAGAAATAACGTGCGCCGTGGTCGTAACCGAGCATGCCCGGCCCCTCGACCGCAACAACGTTAGGCCCAAGTACCGAACGCAAGAAATCAAGATGCTCCCGGACGTGAAGAACGTCAGGGTCAGTTTGAAAGGTGTACGTGAGCCAGTCAATCTTTGACCGATTGCGACCCGAGGAGACCGGACTTTCCACCCCTGTTAGAGCACGGGTGGAAGGCGTCGCGGACGCGCCGTATCCCCGCAAGCGGGGCCCCTCGGCGCGTCCGCGCCGATCAACAGCATGGCTCGGGTAAAGGCGAGGAAGAGCGATTGAGGCGGTCATAGCGGTAGCCTTCTTTGAAGCCAGAAATTGCGAGACGAGGTCACCCGGCGAGGGATAGCACGAGGAGACTTAACCGGGGGCACGAGCTGAAGGTCAGGTTGACGGGCACAAGTCAGCGCTTGCGGAAGCTCGGGTGAAGTAAGAGAATGCGAACAAGTGCCCGGGTTGTCTGCCCACAGGGCGCGGGTCACGGCCAGCGCACGCTCAACGGCAGCACTTCGCGGGACAACAACGTGAGGGGTGCCCGCCCCTGCCGGTGGCAGCAGGCCATCTAAACAAGTTCCCTCTTGATGGACAGAGGCGGGCGTGGAACAGTCGGCAAACATTGAGACTCTCAACATTGGGAGTCGCAATGCTATGAAAAATTGTGACTCTCAACAAGCCCTTTTTGAAAATTGGCTAGAATCTATAAATGCTTGACAAATCAGAGGATTTATGATGCAAACCACGATGGAATTGCTAAACAAGGCACTCGAAAAAAAGTCAGCTACGGAATGGAGCAAAGACTACAACATCAATCCGAGCACAATCGCATGTGCAAAAAGAACAAGACGCCTAAGCCCTTTATTAGCTGCAAATCTAGCTATCGATTTAGGAGCAGATGCAAAACATTGGGCAACGATAGCCGCAATCGAATCTGAGCGAGACAGCCCGCTAAAGGAGAGGCTGAGGAAGAAGCTTGGAAGAGTAAAAAGCGTGAACAGGCCCTAAGGCAACGCTGAACAAGTCCCTCGCGGCTGGCGCACCCTGGTTTTGGGTGGTCTGCTTCGTGGCAAATGCTCGCGATACCTGCGGGTATCGCTGCGCTTTGCGCCT